CCGCTTCTTGCACCTGAGGTGCAACGCCATTTTGTTTTTAGTTTGTTGCCTGCTCTACTAAACACCATTTCGTGTTCGGTAATAAACTCTTCTGCTCGCATTAACCAAGAACCCAAGTAAGTGGCTGACTACCATCAACATAGTTTTTAAGCTCTTCAATTTTTGCATCCATAATAGCAGCACCTTCTGCTTTCATTTGTGCACCATTAAGAGCAGTACCGCCTTGTGGTCCAGCAATAGTGGCAAATTTTTCACGAGCTTCGCCAATCATCAATTTGCAGTTACCAATCATGTAATCTTTCATCCACTGTGATGTTGAAAAATCAGTTAGCAACTGTGCTTCTGGACGAAGATTGTAACACCAAAGCAGGATGACTTCGCCCGAACCTTTGATATCACGCATCAGTGTAAGCTGCTTGCTCGCACTGTTATAACTGTAGTTGAGGAAGCCGCCAAACATTCTGGCAGTTAGTTCAACATACTGTGAATAAAAATCATATGTTGCAAGGCCACCCATTTGGTTGCCATTTAACAAGTATGTGTTAAGCGCGGCTGCACTGAATGGTTCAAAGGCACTGCCTTCTCCGCCATTGTCCCAACCAATCGTGCGTCTAAATACCTGTCTAACTGTTTGAATTTCACTGGGCAGTGTGTAAACATTAACACCGTCTTGCAATTTTAAAAAGTTATAGCTTTCTTCAAACGCATGCTCTGCTCGCTGACGATATGTGCCTAACGCTCTTTGGTATGCTGCTTCATAGTGTTCAGCATCTAACTCCAAGTCAATAATGCCATCGCCAAGTTGTAGTTTTACATAGTCGATAGCATCTTGTTTAAGAGTTTCGAGGGTTTGATCAAGTGTTACTGTTGCCATTATACTGTCCTTATACAGTATTTAGCAAGATTACCAAGCCTTGAGCAATACCACGTGTTCATTTCCACGTCCGTTGTACTTGACTTCAGTGGCTTTGATGTCTTGAAAGAACTTTCTATTAGCAGGTTTTCCGCCTGACATTAGTGCTTTCAGTTGCTCTGCTGGTTTGCGCAGTGTTTTCATCACACTCTTATTAGGATCAAATCCGACCACACTGTTGCTTTTTACTGTGTAGTCTTTGATCATTTCATCAGCAATCAAATAAATCAACTTGCGTGTTTTGGTATTGTAAAGCCAGGCTTCAGTTCCATTAACCAGTTTCTCTACACTGACTCCAGTAAGTTTAAGATCTGGAAACTCTTTGAGATGCTTGAACTTGCGAACCAACTGTGCAGGTGTTTTTTGTTTAACTGCACGTGGCTTGCGTTCAACTTTTTTGACTTGCACATAACTAGCACAATCTGCAACAGCCTTTTCTAAAAACTTGTGTAATGCACGGATTTGCAGTTTACCAAGGTGTGCATAACCTTCTTTAAGTTGATCAATCATGTCTTGTTCGTGTTCAGAAAGTTTTTTGAATGCTGCCGGAGTGGGCAAATTCATTAATTCTGAAATTTCACTAAGCTGATTTTTATACGGAGTTGCAATCATGTCAACTGTTTGCGGAGGACAGCCTTCATTGCGTAATGTATTCATAATAGAAAACTTGTCTGGGTCTTTATATCCACCATTGACAAACTCGTCCATGACTTCATCACACATGCCGCCGATCAACATTGTTTTATCACGCATGTTTTCTTGAATGGTTCTGCGCACCACTTCTGGCTTGTCGTTGTCAACTACCAGTTCAACATCTGGTTCAGTTTTAGCAATGGCCTCAGCAATTTGTCGGCGGATAAAGTCGCTAGTAGGTTGTACGTCACCGCTTGTACCTGCTAATGTTTGCCAGTATGCATTGTGTTCAGGATGCAAATCTGGCATACCGTTGCGCAAGCAACGTGCATAAATGCCAGCATAGATCATTCCTGAGTGCCCATGTTTCTTAACCAGTGCAATATCGCTTTTGCTGTATTCAACATCTTTCATCCAAGCGAGGAGATCTGGCATTAGTTCAACTGATTTTTTGTCTTCGTAATAAAAGTCGATAACCTTGCGCTTATACTTGTGATATGCTTCGCCGCTCATTTTTAATGCATCAGTCCAACTTGGATCTGCTGTTTTACCGCGCTGACGTCTTGCTGCTGGTGCTTTTTTACGGGCTATTTTTTTACCACGAAGTGCTGTTAGTGCCATTTGATGCTCCTAAATTTCTAACTTATATACCATTATAGCATATCTACAGTGTACGTCAACCGGAGATTTCTTGCTCAAACACAATAAAAAGGTTGACCTTTTGATTATATATGCTATACTGTATGTACAGTTAGAAAACAGGAGTAGCAAATGTACAAGTTGGATCAAGGTTTGGTAGATTTGATTAACGCTCAACGTGCTGAGGCTGAAGAATTCAGCAAGCAGCCTGGATGTTGGATGGGCATGATGCCTGAGGCAACTGAACTAGCATATTGGGAAAGTCGTGTTCCTAGTGGCACTCTCAAGGAGTACAAGCGTATTGAGCGTGAAGAGACTTGCTACTACATGCTGTGCGATGCATACAGCAAGAGCTATGCTCGCAACCTTCGTTTAAGTGTGTTCACTGACGAAGAACTTGAGGCGGAGATTGAAGCCGCTGGTAACATGATAGCAATGCAACAGGAGGCACAATTCTCATGATGGTAACAATAGTAACATGTTGGTTGTTTTTTGTTGGATCTGTTGGCTTGTTTGTGTTTGGATATGATCCGACTCAGAGCTTTTTAGGAGCAGGCACAATAGTTGGAGTTTTTGGATTTGTATTGTGTCTTTTTGAACTTATGAGGACTTTGCTCAATGGTAGATAGTAAAACAATTGAACTGTATGAAAAGCGTATCGAACGTTGTTTTGGTGTTGCAGAACAATGTGTTGAAGGAACCTGGGCTCATGATTTTTGGACACGCACTGCAATGACCTTATTGCGTAAATTAAACAACATGCTCGGAGAGGATAGAATCCATGGAACATGAAACCATGTTAGGACTCAGTTTTGAGCCATTTCTTGATGGAGTACAATTGGTACTAGACTTTGACAAGTACGAGTTGAGTATTGTGCAACACAGCGGCAGCTATGGTGGCACAAAAGGACTGTACGAAATTGCTGTGTTTCAAGACAAAATGCAAGTTGAGCTTCCGGGTATCACCAGGAAAGGCGACACTGTTAACGGTTACTTAACACTCAGTGAAGTGGCTGCTATTGTTAAAAAGATGCACACAATCACCAAAGTAGAACCCAAGAAGGTATCAGCATAAGCGATAAATACATACAGAGGAATACTGTATGCCACGCTTGAGTTTATATCGCCCAAATCGTCAAAACGACTACAAATTTATTGACCGCACTGTTATGGAAATGTATCAGGTTGGCGGTGTTGATATGTTTGTTCACAAATATCTTGGACCGCAACCACACGGTGACGACAGTTCAAGTGTAAGTGGCGGTACTCAAGACGCAACACAACCTGCTTACAGCACAGAATCTCCACTGTTTATTGAAGATTTGTTTTTGCTGGAAAACAGAGATCGCAAATATGATGACGATGTTTATCAAATGCGTGGTGTGTACAACTCACAGGACATTGATTTTGATCTAAGTCAATTTGGATTGTTCCTAAACAACGACACACTGTTTATCACATTCCACTACAATTTTATGATTGACACACTTGGTCGCAAACTGATGAACGGAGACGTACTTGAGTTACCAAACCTCAAAGATTTTCATCCTCTCGACAGCGGCATTGCAAAAGCAATACCCAAGTATTATGTAATTCAAGATGCTGCATTTGCCAGCGAAGGGTTTAGCCAAACTTGGCTGCCTCACTTGTGGCGTGTAAAAGCAACACCACTTGTAGGCGCACAAGAATACCACGATATTCTCAAAAAGCCTTTTGAACAAGACAATATCTGGGACAACGGTAACTATTACCCAAGTGGCAGCATTGTGTTATACAACAACAGCTATTACAAATCTATCACTGATGTTGACCCGGGTGTTGAAATTACAGATACTACCAAGTGGCAAGAGTTTGCTCCTAAAAGCGAGCTTGAAACATTTGGCACTGTGGTCAAGGATCGCGAAATCAATGATGCTATTCTCACACAAGCAGAATACGAAGTTCCACTTAGTGGCTACGACACTGTTAAGTTTTACATTGTACCAACAAATGAAGATGGTACGCCTGCTGATCCAAACAGTTACACAGTGGATAACACTGGCATCACAGTTGACAGCACAAATGTTGATGTTGATGGGCAACCACAAACACCGAGAGCAAACGGTTACACACTTGGTTACCTGACAGGTGACGGTATTGCTCCAAATGGCTTGCCAGTTACACCAGGTATATCGTTTCCACCAGGTGCACAAGAGGGAGATTTTGCATTGAGACTTGATTACTTCCCTAATAGACTTTTCCGCTTCAACGGCGCACGTTGGGTTAAGTACGAAGACAATGTAAGAACCAACTTGACACCAGGGTCGCAGAATCAAACACTGCGTAGCGGTTTTGTTAACAACACAAACGAAACAGCAACTGAAGATCGCGGCGACATTCCGCAGCGTCAAGCACTTAGTAAACTGCTCAAACCTGAGGCTGACAATTAATGGCACTACAACAGTTCTTTTACGATGAACAAATACGCAGATTCTTGCTGCAAGTTACTAGAGTTTTTTCAAACTTTCAGGTAGAGTATGGACGCGACGCAGATACAAATGCAAAAACACTGTACAGAGTTCCTGTTCGCTACGGTGATGCAAGTCGCCAGGCTGCTACTATTATGCAACAGAACAGTGCTAATAGTCTGCCTAGCACACCGCTGATTACGTTTCACGTTACCAACTTAAACTATGCTCGTGATAGAATACAAGAACCATACTATGTTGAAAAACAAAATGTGCGACAGCGTTATTGGGATACTGACAGCGAAAGTTACGAAACCACACAAGGCACTGCATTCACAATTGAAAAACTTATGCCTGTGCCGTATGATCTTGAAATCAATGTGGACATATGGACATCAAATACCAATCAAAAACTGCAAATACTGGAGCAGATATTAACACTGTTCAATCCAGGTTTAGAAATTCAAAGTACAGACAATTTTATTGACTGGACCAGTCTCAGTGTAATGTATCTTGAACAGGTTACATGGAGTTCACGAAGCATTCCACAAGGCACTGATGATCCTATTGACATTGCTACACTGCGTTTTGTAATGCCAATTTGGATATCGCCTCCTGCTAAAGTTAAGAAACTTGGTGTTGTTCAAAAAATCATTGCCAGTGTGTTTGATGCCAGCGGCGACTACACTGACGCAATTTACGACAATGATTTGCTAATGGGAACAAGACAAAAATTTACTCCATTTAACTACCAAACACTGTTGCTAGGAAATCAGTTACAAGTGCTAGAACCAAGTGCTGTTGTACTCAATGACCAAGGTGTTGAAGTACCAACTGCTCCCCCAAGCAACCTAATGTGGCACACTGTTATCGATCTGTATGGTAGTATGCGGGATGGTATCAGTCAAGTTCGTCTTGACAATCCATATGACGATAGTATTATTGTTGGCACTGTGGCATATCATCCAACAGACGATAGATTTTTGCTGTTTACTGTAGACACTGATACTATTCCACAAAATACACTGAATGCCGTTAACGCTATTGTTGATCCACAACGCAAAGGTCCAGGCACAACAGCTGGATTGCCTGCTGCATCTGCAGGACAACGCTATTTGTTTATTACCAATTCAACTGGCAGTGCAACAGGAAATGCAGAAGCATGGCGAGGCACAGATGGTTCTCCATTGGTAGCCAATGCCAATGACATTGTTGAATATGATGGTACACGCTGGAATGTGGTATTTGACAGTTCAAACATTAGCAGTGTACAGTATGTAACCAATTTAACAACCAGTGTACAGTATCGCTGGGCAGGCGGAGAGTGGCTTAAAAGCTACGAAGGCTTGTATCCTGAAGGCGAATGGAGTCTAGTGCTTTGATCGATGCTGTTGGCATTTGGTTTTACAGTATAAAAACCAACAGATATCTTTATCTACTACGCAATGATCCTAAAAATCCTGGATGTTGGGGATTACCAGGAGGTAAAGTTGATCCTGGTGAAAATTTACAAGAAGCCATACAGCGAGAATGCCAAGAAGAAATAGGTATGTGGCCAGAAATAGTTAAACTTGTGCCTATTGAAAAATTTACCAGTGCTGACAACCATTTCAGTTACAATACATTTTTTTGTTTGGTTGACACTGAGTTTACGCCAGTGTTAAACAACGAACATCATGGGTATGCCTGGGTTGAATCAGGTGTATGGCCTAAACCGTTGCATCCTGGATTGTGGACCACTATCAATTTTGAAGAAGTGTTAGGCAAGATTGATACAGTTAAACAGTTTCAAATATCACAAAGCGAAACAAATTTGCTGTAAGTCCAGCGAGTAAAGTTAACATTGTTTCTCCAGTCACTGGGTGCTTCAGCACCATCACTTACATAAACAAACTGCACCCCAGGGTAGGTAGTAATTACACGATTAACATGATCAATTGCAGTTTGATCAGGAGTGCCTTCACTGTTAGAACCGTCAACACCCAGCAAGAATACTTCCTTGTGTCCGTCGAAACAGGCAAGCCAGGTGGCAACAGCAACGCTGCGTCCTCTTTGACCATATGGAACTAGATAAAATTCGCCAGGATTGTTGATACAGTTTCGTGCATGGCTGTACACACTAACACGATCGCTATATTTTTCTTGTTGTATTTCTTTTAGTTTTTCTGCATCAAATTCAACATAAAAATCACACTGTAACTCTGTCCAACAACCTTCAGTTCCATAACTTTGAAGGCGTTTGCGGGCCAAGTGACCTCCGGCATGTCGTTCAATATGGTTTTTTAAGTTAAATTTACCATGTAATTTTGTGTGATATCTGCTTGGGCCATGACCAATAACAACAGCACGACCTGAAATATGTTGGTTTTCAATGGGATTATCAATCCATTCACGCTCTTGATGCTTTTTGCCATCTTTGATTGTGTTGTTGATAATCACAAACTCACCATCGTAGTCTGTTCTATATCTTTCTGACATTACATTCGACCTACTAGTACTTCAATTACGCCTGGATTTTCGTCTGTTTTGTTTTCGATTGCTTTACCAACGACACTACCTGCTGGTGGATTTGTAGCATTGGTCCAAGCACAAGCATGCCCTGGCTGACTACTACTTACCAGTAGATCGCCTTTGCTAACAATTCCTGTGACCATACAAGGTACTCGTCCAATTAGTGCAACATCTACAACTGTGTCGCCTTCTAGATCGTTGTTCATGAGATATGCTGGATCTGTTGACACAATACCAGCAATTTTACGACTGGTTGGACCAGTTGATCTGGTTACTTCTGCTTCGCCGCCAAGTTCAACCACTGTGCCTGGAGGATACTGGACGTCACTGGTATATTTTTCTGCCAAGTCAGCATATCGTGCTGCGGTTGCTGTTGCTGTAATAACTCCTGCGCTAAAGTTACCACTGCCATCACGGGCTACTACTGTGCTTGCAGTATTTGCACTTGTAGCATTAACTGCAAGAGTCCCAGTTGAAGTAATTGTGCCGCCTGTTAAATATGATCCTGCTGTAACACTTGTAACACCTCCACCAACAGTTGCACCGTCAATCGTCATTGACCCAGAGGTTGCACTGATGTCGTTCGTCTGATGGTTGATTGTTAAAGCCATTACCTACTCCTTAAACGGCTGTAGAGCCAGCCATATCATCCTGCGTCATTACCCACGAATAACACTTGTCTAAGAAAGCATCGCCGCTGCTTGCGTTAATGTCGTCTAGATTTGCGTGATAGCGTTTAAAGTCTACCTCACGAGTGTCATCGGTTGGTGATGCCGTAGCGTATGCCGATAGGTCAATCATCACTTGGAACTTTGGGTCTGTTCCACGTTGACGAGAGATTGCTGCCGTTACGATACGGTAGTATGCGTTATTAAATGCAATGCCGTACTGACTTGCACCTTCTGCGATTGTATTTTGAATTGCCATTTTATTTTGCTCCTTTATTAAGCGTATGTGACTTCACTGGTTCTAATGTTTGCTACCCAGCGTATGTTATGTGCGGCTTCGCCAGTTACTGTAATAGCCAATGCATTATTTGTGTTATCGGCAGATAAAGCTAATCCCCAGCTAGATTGATTATCAATTACTGTTGTTGCAGAATTAGCTAAAGTTGTAGTTCCACCATCGTTTACTAGCAACCCTTCAATTTTAAAAGATGCAAATGCTTGTGCGCCATTTTGCATTGCAACTATAGTACCGTCAAATGTAATACAAGTATCTGTTGAAGCTATGATTTGGTCATCATTACCAGCCGCACTATTGTTTGTTGTGAGAACCGTTGGAGTTGCATCTGTAGTGTCCGCACGAAGTATATACATACCGCCCTGTGCGTCACCATTCGCCGCAA